TCAACTGCTACTGCTAATACTATTCTTTCAACTGAAGTGTTGAGAGACCCATCATCATTTGGTGATATAGTAAGAGGCTTACATGTCTATGGTGCGAAAGTACTTAGAGATGACGCTTTATGTAGTGCATTCTATGTAATTGACTAATTGTCAAAACTCGGGGGGTCTTAATTGACCCTCCACTTTTTAAAAGGAGATAAAATGAAATACGGAAAAGAAAAAAGAGAAAAGATGATGGGTGGTGGATACGCTGAAATGATGAGAAAGAAAAAAGGCATGGGTGGACGTATGAAATACATGCACGGTGGCGATGTTAAAATGGATGGATGTCAGCCTGTATATAACGGAACACCAAAAGCTAAAGCTAACTAATTATGAAAGTTAAAGCACCAAAAGGACACCATTGGATGAAACAAAAAAATGGTACGTTTAAATTAATGAAACACACAGGTAAGTTTGTAAAACACAAAGGTGCGAGTTTAGAAGCAAACTTTCCAATTCAAAAGGTTCATAAAAAATAATGGCTACAACATATCTTGACATAACTAACGAAGTATTAAGAGAACTCAACGAAGTTATTTTAACTTCTGCTAATTTTGATGCTGCAATAGGAATACAAGCATTTGTAAAAGACGCTATTAATAAAGCTACATTTGATATAGCTAATGAAGAACCACAATTACCTTTCTTTGCTGCAGGTACAAGCGGAGCTACTGACCCTTTTTATGGAAATGTTTCAGTTGCTACAGTTGCAGGAACAAGATGGTACACTTTAAAAGATGGTAGTTCTAGTATTACTACAGACTATGCATCAATAGATTGGGATGACTTTTATGTCACAACAATCAATGTAAGTGGAGAAACAACTCCTTATGTCTCTAAAGGATTAAAGTTTCTCACTCTTGCAGATTGGAAAAGATATTATAGAGACAATGAGAATGCAGACGATGCAGATACTCAAAATTATGGAGAACCACAGTTTGTTATAAAATCTCCAGACCACAGAAAGTTTGGATTAAGTCCAATACCAGATAAAGTTTATAACGTACATTTTTATGCTTTTGAAAAACCTACAAGGTTGTCTAATTATGACGATACTATTGTTATGCCAGACCAATATAGCAATGTCATAACTGCAAAAGCTAGATACTATGTACATCAATTTAAAAATAATTTACAACAATCTGCATTTGCTTTAGATGATTATAAAAAAGCTGTAAGACATATGAAAAGTAATTTAATAAATCCAGCTCCTAAGTATATGACAGATGATAGGACATACTTCTAAATGGCATCAGGACAACCCTTTTCAGTATCGTTAGCAGGTGGATTAGATAAATCTACAAACTCGTTAGCTTTATTACAGACACCCGGAGTAGCTACAAAGTTAAGAAACTTTGAAGTCTCTATAGAAGGTGGATACAGAAGAATTAATGGATTCAATTTATTTGGAGAAGGAAGTGCTGTAAGACCAAACGGTAGTAATCAAGTTAGAGGTTTAGTTGTTTATGCTGATGGAATAGTTGCAGTTGTTGGTAACAATATTTATTTTAGTGTAGATGGAACAAGTTGGTTGCAAGTAAATAGAGATAGTGTAGATGCTTCTGGAGATAATTACTCAACTTTTACAGGTCGTAGTGCATTAAGTTTAAGTTCAGTAGGTCAGTGTGAATTTACAATATATGAAGGTCTTACTGATTACGGTGAATTAGTTATAACAGATAAAAGTGGTAATAACAAACCATTTTTATTTTACATGACCGGTACAGGAGCTTTAAATAGTAGAACTTTCTTTGCTAAACAAATAACTTTTGACCACACTAAAACAGCTAAATTTTGTACGATACACGATAATCATTTAGTTGTAGCTGGTAATCCTACAGAACCTCAAACTATTTATTACAGTCATACAGGAGACATAGATAACTTTAGTGGTACTGGAGCAGGAAGTATTACCCTAGAAGATAAAATTGTAGGATTAAAAAGTTTTCGTAAAGAATTATTTATTTTTTGTAGAAACTCATTATTTAAATTAGAAAATATTAATAATTCTGCAACTATAAAAGTTGTACCTATTACAAAAAATGTAGGGTGTATAGATGGACAAACTATACAAGAGATAGCAGGTGATTTAATATTTTTAGCACCTGATGGGTTTAGAACCGTAGCTGGTACAGCAAGAATTGGTGACGTTGAATTAGGAACTATAAGTCAAGCTATACAGCCTATCATAAATGATATTGTTCAAGGCTCAGCAATCTATGAATTTAGCAGTGTTGTTATAAGAAACAAATCTCAATATAGAATGTTTTATACTAGCACTACAGATACTTCAGCTACGTCAAAAGGCTTGATAGGTGTATTAAAACCAAAAGGATTTGAATGGTCAGAAACTTTAGGAATACAAGCACCTGCAATTGCATCAGGATTTGCTTATGACGGAGAAGAAAAGTTTGTTCACGGTGATAAAGCTGGTTACATTTACAACCATAATGTAGGAAATACTTTTAATCCTGCAGGTGTAGAAACAGAAATAAGTGCCGAGTATCAGTCTCCAGATTTTGATTATGGAGATTTTGGAACTTTAAAAACTTTAGACTATATTAAATTATCTATAAAGCCTGAAGCATTAGCACAACCTACACTAAGAGTTAGATTTGATTATGATAGTAACGAATCACCACAACCACCGGATATTGAATTAACTGCAGTGCCAGAACCAGCTCTTTTTGGAACTGCTAAGTTTAACTTACAAGCTTTTGGAGCTTCTGAACAACCGTTGGTTAGACAACCATTAACAGGTAGTGGACATAGTAACTTTTTTAAAGTTTTTAGTTCGGATACAAGAGCACCATATACTATAAATGGTATTTACATAAATTATAGACCTGCAGGAAGGCAATAGGAGAAATATAAAATGGCACAGACATACACACGACAAAGTTCTTTTGCAGACGGAGATACTATTACTGCAGCACTTTTTAATAACGAGTTTAATCAGTTAGTAAATGCATTTAGTTACAGTTCTACAAACGAAGGTACTACTGGACACAGACATGATGGCACAGCCGGAGAGGGTGGTAACATTCATACTATTGGAGATTTAGATTTCCTTAATAAAATTGTTGTAGACAGCACTAACAATAGATGGGGATTTTATGTACAAGTATCTACTAATACAGTAGAACAAATTAGATTACAAGATGGTGCATTAATACCTGTTACAGACAGTGACGTAGATTTAGGGACAAGTTCATTATACTTTAAAGATGCTTATATAGATTCAATTACTACAACTGGTAATGTTGCAGTAGGTGGTAATCTAACAGTTACAGGTACAACTACTTTTAACGGTGGCACAATTACTATGGGTGATGCAGCTACTGATAATGTTGTATTTGGTGCTGATGTTGATTCACACATTATACCTGATGATGATGATACTTATGACTTAGGTAGTTCTTCACAAGAGTGGAGAAACCTTTACATAGATGGTACAGCTAATATTGATAGCCTTGTAGCTGATACAGCAGACATTAACGGTGGTACTATTGATGGTACTGTTATTGGTGGTTCAAGTGCTGCAGCTATTACAGGTACAACAATTACAGGTACAGCTATTACTGGTACAAGCTTTGTAATTGGTAGTGCTGATATTTCTGAAGCAGAATTAGAAATACTAGACGGTGCTACAGTAACTACAGATGAACTTAATATCCTTGATGGGGTTACAGCTACAACTGCAGAACTCAATATTATGGATGGTGTTACAAGCACTGCAGCAGAATTAAACATCTTAGATGGCGTTACAAGCACTGCTGCTGAATTAAATTTATTAGATGGAGTAACTAGTACAACTGCAGAATTAAACATCCTAGATGGCGTTACAGCTAGTGCAGCAGACATTAATCTTATAGATGGTATAACTAACGGAACTGTTATAGCAAGTAAAGCAATTATTACAGATGCTAACAAAGATATTAGTGGTGGTAGAAATATCACTATTACTGGTGAGTTAGATGCAGCTACTTTAGACATTTCAGGTAATGCAGATATTGATGGTACTTTAGAAACTGATGCACTTTCAATAAATGGTACAACAGTAACAAGTACTGCAGCAGAACTTAATATCCTTGACGGAGTTACAGCTACCGCAGCAGAGATAAATTTACTTGATGGAGTAACTTCTACTACTGCTGAATTAAATATCTTAGACGGTGTTACAAGTACTGCTGCAGAGTTAAACATTTTAGATGGTAAAGCTTTCCTTGATGAAGATGACATGTCTTCAAACAGTGCTACAGGTATTGCTTCTCAACAATCTATTAAAGCTTATGTAGATACACAAATTACTGCAGAAGACTTAGACATTACAACAGATAGCGGAACCATTGCTATTGATTTAGATTCTGAAACATTGACTATATCAGGCGGTACAGGTCTTGATAGTTCTGCAACAGGTAATGCAGTTACTCTTGCAATAGATAGCACAGTAGCAACTCTTACAGGCTCACAAACTCTTACTAACAAATCACTTACTGCTCCTACGCTTACAGGTACAGCTACAGTAGCTTCTTTAGACATCTCAGGCGATATAGACGTAGATGGCACGACTAACCTTGATGTCGTTGACATTGATGGTGCTGTGGATATGGCTTCTACGTTGCAAGTAGATGGGGTTGCTACATTTACATCTACACCAGTATTCAGTTCTGATATTACTGTTAATGATGACATATTTTTAACCACTGATTCTGCGGCAATTAAATTTGGAAATGGTCAAGAAGTTACTCTTACGCATACTAATGATGTAGGTTTAACTTTAAATAGCTCTAACCGATTTATGTTTAGAGATTCAGCAATTTATTTATCTTCTACTCAAGATGGTCAACTTACAGTAGTCGCTGACACTGAAATTGAACTTAATGCAACTACAATTGACATTAATGGTAACATTTTAGCATCTGGCACTCTAGGAGTTACTGGAGTCCTCACAGCCAACGCAGGTGTAGTAGTAGATAACATTACAATAGATGGTAGTGAAATAGATTGTTCTTCAGGAAATTTAGTTCTTGATGGTGCTTCAAATATTACACTGGATGCAGATGGTGGACAGTTTGAATTAAAAGATGGTGGTGCTTTAGTTGGACAATTTGATTTTACATCTGGCAGTAATTTTGAAATACAAAATAGAAGAGCAGATGGAGATATAACCTTTAGAGGATTTGACGATTCATCGTTTATTACAGCCCTCACCCTTGATATGTCAGATGCAGGTGCGGCTACTTTTAATGGGCATGGAACATTTGGTGACACCGTAACAATTAATAGCACTTCTAGTAATGCTTTAGTCATTGCAGGTGGTGGCGGTGGAATAAATTTTACTGGCGGTAATAACAGAGTTTATTTTACTTCAAATAGAGCATTAGAAGGAACTACTGACGGAGCTACTCTTACTGTTGGTGAGGGTTATACTACAACTAAACTAACAGGAAATATTATAGTCAACGAAGCAGGTGCTGACGCAGACTTTAGAGTTGAGTCTGATGGCAACGCTAATATGCTATTTGTTGATGGTGGTAATGACCACGTAAACATTGGTACAGGCACAGACTTCGGTGGTACTTTAAATGTTGCAACTACAGATAATAGTGTAAACCTTGTTCTTGTTTGTACAGACTCAGATGCTAATGAAGGTCCAATTTTAGACTTTACTAGAGATGCAGGTAACGTACCATCTGACAACGACATTATGGGAAGAATACGTTTCCGTAATGATGATACTAATTTAGATATGACTAACTACGTTGAGCTTACTACTGTAGCTTCAGATGTAAGTAATGGCACAGAAGATGGTCAACTTCAGTTTAACATTATGGACAATGGAACACTTAGAAACTTTGCCCACATGACAGGAACTACAGGTATTGTCTTTAACGAAGATAGTAACGACATAGACTTCAGAGTTGAATCAAACGGCAACGCTAATATGTTATGGGTTGATGGTGGTGAAAATAAGGTTCATGTGGGAACTACGGCAGGTTCACAAACAATATCTCATTTACACACTAGAAAAAATGGTGCAAATATTGAGTTTGGTCACGAAAATAATAGTGCTGGTTATTACGGAACTTTAGGTGCTTGGGGAAGTGCTGGTCATCCTTATATTGGATTGAGTACAGATTGTGAAGACAGTGCAAATACTTTTTCAACAAGAGGTCACAAAGGAAATCTTATATACAGTAATGTAAGTTCAGGTGACTTAATATTTTCACAATTAACAACAGCATCAGCTACTGGTCAAACTCCTACAACAAGATTAGTTCTTAATAGTTCAGGAGATGCACAATTTTATAACCGAATTTTTGCAGGTGGTGGTACAGGTGCAAATACTTCAGTTAATGCAGATGATATAGTTATTGGTCTTACTGATAATTCTACTGAAAGAGGTATAACTATTGCTTCCACAGCAGGTGGTGGTATTAGATGGAATGATGGTGCTGATGCAGGAACTTTACAATATGTTCATAGTACTAATCGAATGCAATTTTATACAGGAGGTTCATTAAGGGCAAGTATAGATTCTGAAGGATTAAAATTTAACGGAGATACATCAATAGTTAATGCACTTAACGATTATGAAACAGGTACTTGGACTCCAGCAGTATCACACGGAGGTACAGCCGCTACTATGGTAGATTTAGGAGCAAGTGGTTCTTATACTAAAATTGGGAGAATGGTAACATTACAAGGCAATGCAAAAATACAAACTGTTAACGGAACTGGTGCTGCTATTATAACAGGTTTTCCTTATACTGTAGGAGATACTGTTGCAAATACAGGCGTAGAAGGTAATGGAGTTATTGGCTATTATGCATCTTGGGGCGATAATGTTAATTCATTAGTTGTACTTGCTGTTCAATCTACTACAACTGGAGAAATCTACGGTAACCATAATGCTAGTGGACTAAATTCTGGTGCAACTACAATTACTCAAGCTGAATTAAATGCTAGTGCTGAATTTAGGTTTACTTTAACATATTTTACATCATAACAATTTAACTAATATACCTAGTGGATTCTAGGTACGGACAAAAGGAGAAAATAGAATGGCAATAACAAAAGAAACGGTTGAAGACAAAATAGAAATTGTTGGAGACTACAAAGCTATACAAATAAGAACAGCTACAGTCATCAAAGAAGATGGTGTAGAGCTTAGCAGGTCTTTTCATAGGAAAGTACTTGATTGCGTATCATCATCTTATGATGGTAGTTCTTGGACACATACAGATACAGACGTATCAAAAGAGTCTACAGAGGTTCAAGGTATAGCTACAGCAGTTTGGACAACAACAGTAAAGAACGCTAAAAAAGCAGCTAACGAAGCAGCAGGAGTATAATTATGGCAATAGAATGGAAAATAACAAACACAGAGTACAACAATGACTCTGACAAAGGGGTAGTACATGCTGCATGGCAATGTACAAACTCTGAAGTAGTAGGCTCTGGAGACTCAGCAGTAACGCATACAGGCACAGTATCAGGTATGGAGTCTTATACTCCAGATGCTAGTGTTGATGGCTATAAAGCTTACGATGATTTAACTGAAGCTAATGTAGTCGCTTGGGTAAAAGCAACTTTAGGTTCAGAAGAAGTTACTCGTGTAGAAACTAAAGTAGCTGCACAAATTACTAAAAGCAAAACACCACCTACAGGGTGGGGAGTGCCTTGGTAGTCTAATGGAACTAACACCTTATTTATTTTGGAATATATTTATAACTTTGGTGTTAGCACCAGTGCTTTACAGCATTAGACAAAACACAGAAGAGGCTAAACGCCTTGACATACTCTTAAACAAAACTCGTGAAGAGATAGCAAGAGAGTATGTAACCAAAAACGAATTAAAAGATGACATGGGAATCCTCATGGATAGGATAGATAAAATCGGAGAAAAGCTTGACAAACTCTTTGAAGTTAAGTAAAATAGGTATATAACTATGGCAAGAAAAAAACAACAAAAGAAAAGATTAAAAAAGTATAAAGGTAAGTACGTTACTGCTGATAGGTTAGATATGTCTAAAGGTGGTAGAGTAGGGTTTGTTCAGGGTGGAAAGACTGGTTTTCCCGGAGAAAAAGAGTTTATTATAGATATTCCGGATGATGGTCCGGGTGGTGGTGGTCCCGGTGGCGGTACTGGTGGCGGTACTGGTGGCGGTACTGGTGGTGGTACTAGTGAAACAGGTACACAATCTCAAATGAATTTAGGAGATACTACTGCAGGTGTAGAAAGAACAGAACGTATAGCTCAAACTGCAGAACAAATACAAGCAGGTGCAGTTGGAGTAATTCCATCAGCAGCTAAAATACCCGGTGTTTCTGAAGAAGAGGGAACTGCTGTAAAAGAAGATATAGCTCAAAGAACTACACCTATGGTTAAGAGATTTGGTGAAGATGCTAGAGTAACTACTGCAAAAGATGTAGCCCCTGAAACAGTTACAGAAGGAGAAGTTATTAAAGAAGGAGTAGTAGATAAACAAATAACAGCAAATACTTTTTCAGCTATTATAAAAAATCAACCTGCAAATGTTCAAGAAGCTATACAACAATTTACTCCAGAATTAAAAGATAGAATAACTGCAAGAGTTCAAGAAATTGCAAAGAATGACCCAACACAAGCTGCAGAAATAGCTAAACAAGAAATAGAAAAAGCTTTAACACCAGAGGTTAGAGGAAGTCTTAGAACATTTTCTACAGTTCCTTATATTAAACCTAAAGAAGCTGTTGAGGTTGCTCCTGTAGATGAAGCTGAAGTTACTACAAGAATTGCACAAACTATATCTGAAAAAGAAAAAACAGATGTATTAGCTAATGTTACAGGTGAGGGAGTAGATTTAGATAAGATACCTCAGTATGAATTAGCTAAACAAAGAACTGCACAAGTTGCAGAAGCTAATACAAAAATAGCACAAGAATTAGGAACAGCTCCAAGTGAAGATGCAGCTACTAGAGAAGGTATAACTTCTGATGGAGTTGCTAAAGGTGATGCTGCTCAGATAGGTGGTATACCAACTTTTCAAGCTGCATCAAGACAAGCAGTAACTGGTACAGCTCGTACAACTGCAGCAGCAGATATGTTAGCTGTCGTTGGTGAACTACCTCCAGAAGTAACAGCAGCAGTTATAGAAGACCCTGCAACAGTTGAAGCTAAAATAGATACTGAACCTGTTAATGTTATAGCAGCAGTAGCAGCACTTCCAAAAGAAGCTTTAGTATCTTCACAAATGGAAAACTTACTTGCAGGTATTGAAGACAATAAAACACCTATATGGGCTAGACCTGCTGTAGATGCAGTTAATCAAATGATGGCTCAAAGAGGTTTAAGTGCTTCCACAGTTGGAAGAGATGCTTTGTTTAATGCTATTATTCAAAGTGCTTTACCAATTGCACAAAGCAATGCTACAGCTTTACAAGCTAGAGCAACTCAAAATTTAAGTAACGAACAACAAGCAAACTTACAACAAGCTGGTCAAGTCATGCAACAAAGAATGGCTAACCTTGCTAATCAACAAACAGCAGCTTCACAAACTGCACAAATGGCACAACAAGTTGTATTAAAGCAGGGTGAGTTTGAACAACAAGCGGTTCTAACTACAGCTCAACAAGAGCAACAAGTTCGAATGACTAACATTCAAAATGCTCAACAAAGAGCTTCACAAGAATCTTCACAAAGACAACAAACTTCATTAGCTAATTTAAGTAATGAACAACAAATGGAACTTGCAAATCTTGAGCAGCTTAATGCAGCTTCAAGAGAAAACATGTCTGCTGAACAGCAAGGTAAATTAACAGAGTATCAAGCTAAAGTTAATAGAACTATGCGACAAGCAGAGCTTGAACAAGACATGGAAAAAGTTAATCTTGATGCTAGACTTAGAGTTGAATTAACTAATCTATCAGAGTTAAACGCTGCTGCTAGAGAGTCAATGTCTAACGAGCAACAAATGAGATTAGCAGAATTAAATGTTCTTGTAGACTTTAAAAAGACTAATGCTCAGTTAGCACAACAAATGGACTTAGCGAATATGTCTGCTGAGAACCAAATGGAACTTGCAATGTTGCAAGAAAGAGCTGCTGCAGATAGTGCAAACTTTACAGAAGCTAATAGATTTAGATTACAAGAGTTAGCAACTACTGCTTCTGTTTTATCTCAAAATGCTGAACTAAGACAAAGAGCAGAAATGGCTAAGTTAGGTGCTGAAGAAAAGATAGCATTAGCAAACTTAACATCTAGAAACCAAGCAGATAGCGAAAGCATGTCTGCAGAAAATCAGATAGAGTTAGCAAATCTTAATAAACGTATGGCTGCTGCTCAAACAAATGCACAGTTAGCACAACAGTTAGGACTTGCAGAGCTTTCAAATGAGCAACAAACTGGAATGACCAATGCTCAGATTAATGCGAATCTTGATATGGCTCAGTTTAGTTTTGACCAACAGAAAGCTTTAGCTGATAGTAAGTTTATGCAAACAGCTACTCTTAGTAATTTTAATGCTGACCAACAAGCTATTATGCAAGATGCTACTACACTAGCTTCAATGGATTTAGCTAACTTAGATGCTAGAACTAAACTAGCTGCACAAAATGCACAAGCTTTTTTACAAGTAGATATGGCTAATCTTAGTAATCAACAACAAGCTAATATTTTAGAAGCTCAACAAAATCAACAAAGATTGTTAAGCAATCAGTCTTTTGAAAATGCTGCAGCTCAGTTTGGTGCTACTAGTCAAAATCAAACAAATCAATTTATGGCTAGTCTTAATGCACAGATGAGCCAGTACAATGCTTCACAATCTAATGCAATGAGTCAGTTTAATGCAACTCAAGAGAATGCTGCTGAAGCTAGAAGAGCTGGTAGAGATGCTGATACTGAAAAGTTTAATGCACAGCTTACAACTCAAGTAGACCAATTTAATAGTCAACAAGATTTTGCAAGGAATCAATGGAACGCACAAAATGCTGCAACTGTTGAAGCTTCAAACGTACAGTGGAGAAGACAAGCTAATACAATTAACACTGCTGCACAGAATCAAATCAATATGCAAAATGCTATGAACGCTTTTAACTTTAGTTCACAGAATTTATCTTTCCTTTGGCAAGAATTAAGAGACCAAGCTGATTTTGATTTTAGAAGTTATGAAAATGAAGAGAATAGAAAAGCTCAAATTATTGCAACAGCTATTGCTAACGAAGGTAAGCCGGGCGAAAGATACGATGATTATTTAAATAGTTTATTAACTACAATAGGTAGTTCATACAGACAAGGATTATAATATGGGATTTTTAAGAAAAAAGTTTAAACAAATTAAAAAGAAAGTAAAAAAACTTATGGGTGGAAAGTTTGGTAAAATCTTAGGAGGCATAGGATTATCTATGATGTTTTGGGGTGGAGCTAAAGCTTTGTTTGGAGGTAAAGGAGGATGGTTTGATAGTTTTAGTAGTAAATTAAAAGATATGAATCCTTTTGCTTCAGACTCTGTTGTTGGTAGTGCTGAAAAATTTATAAATACAGAAACAGTAGGAGCTGGAGGAGGTTTTGGTGTTGAAACAGGAACTCTTGTAACAGGACAAGGGGGAGCTGGAGCTGTAGTAAGCCCTCCAACTGTTCCTAAGTTGAAATTAACTGATACTCCTTTTAGTGACTTAGGAGCTGTTGATAAAATTAAAAAAGTGGGAGTAGAAACAAAAGAGTTTTTATTACCTAAAGACTCTACATTTGTTGGAGACGTTACTAGGTCTGTAGGAACAAACTTAGCTTTACAAGCTGTACAAGGAGAGCCTATAGATGAAGGTGGTTATGGTAGAGTAGTTAGCTTTGATGCTTTTGAACCTGCACAAGATGCTATATTAAGACAAGTTCAATCTCAAATACCAAATTTACAAGCTACAAACTTTAATCAACTTAATCAATCTTTATATTATGGTACTCTTTCTCCTCACTATGTAGCAGAACAAGCTAGAGAAATGGGGTTAGCATCTCAAATACCGGGAAGGTAAATAAAATATAGGAAAACATTATGGCAGTTTCAGAAAAAGCAATTAACTTTATACAAGGCAGTTTAGAAAAAGGCAGACCTATACCGGGTCAAAGTCTTACTAATGCACCAGACCAACCTTACAATTGGGAAAAGCCTGTAGAGTATACAAATCCTAAAGAAGCTATGTTGTATGTGTTTGAAACTTTAACAGTTCCAGAAACTACTACAAATCTTTTACTATCGCTTAGTAATGGTGTTGGAGTTATAGATATTGCTTCTATTACTTTATACTCTGGATTTTTAGAAGGTAAATGGAGTCCTGATTTAATGTTACTATTAATGGAGCCAACGATGTTTATGATTATGGCTCTTGCAGAAAAAGCAGACATACCTTATTCATTAGAAGCTGGAGATGACGAAGCTCCTGTAGAAATGTCTCCTGATAGACAAATAGAAACAGTAGAAAGTAGAATAAATGAATTAGATAAAATGAGACAGATAGCTGCAAGTAGAGTAAGTCCTCAGTCAGTACCTCAAGAAGTAAGAGAAATAATAGAAGAAACAGAATTAGCTCCTAGCTTGTTAGAAAAAGTTGAAGAAGAAACACAATCAAAAAGTTTATTAGATAGAGAGGAATAAAATGGCAGACGATAAAGATTATACAAGTTTATTAGGTAGAAGTTCAGGTTCAAGTTGGGGAGATATAGCAGGAGCTTACTTATCTGGTGGTAAGAAAAAAGATAGCAGAGCTAGAAATGTTTTGTTAGCTACGTTATTTTTTAATGCTAAAGAAGCTGATATGAAAAGTAAAGTTATGAAAAATTTAGAAGAAAATCAAAGGCAGAAAACTTTTGATAATGCTAAAGTAACAAATAGATGGAACGCATATAATTCTTTAATGGATGAAGATGAATCTTTTAAAAAAGACCCTAATTATTTTAAATTAAAAGCTGAGACAGAATTTTCTAGATTAAATCCTAGTTTTGATTTAAGTACTCAAAGTTCTAGAGACGCTAGAAATCAAGAAATTTCAGAGTATGAACAAGCTTTAAAAAATTTACACATGGAAAAATTAAAAACAGGTAATGTTGATAAAAGATTATCAAAAGAAGAGTTCTTTAAACCTTTTGAAGATTATTATATTTCTGAATCAAGAAAAATTGCAGCTCCTGAAAATGTAAGTTTAGTTCATAAAGGTTTTAACTTTCTTACAGGTAATAAAAAAGAAAAACTTACTGAAAAACAAATACAAGAAAGAAAAAAAACTGCTACAAGAAGTTCTTTTGAATACTTATTAAATCCTGATGAAATCAAAGACAAAGCATCTATAGAACTATATAGAGACCCGAATGAATTTACTTATAGTAAAGATGAAGCTGCTTCTTATATTATACAAACGTATGGTGATAATACACTGTCATCTAATATTGTAAATGAAATACAAAAAGACACTTCTGAAGGTTTTACTATAAATGATTTAAAAGGTAAAGTATTAACTACAAAAATTAATGAAAATGAAATTACTCTTCGTAATGAAATTAAAAAATATCAAACAGAATTTAATATTAAATATGTTAGAGATAATAACCTTGAAAATATTACTAAAATAAATCAAAAAGATGAAAATTATTTAAAAGAAAGACAAGCTTATGTTGATTTAAAATCTGGATTAGGTGATGAAGAAGTTAACAAAGCAAGACTGCTTATTCAACAATTAAAACAAACTGAAGACCCTAATTTAAAATCAGTTATTAATAAAAAAATAGATGATTTATCTGTTGGAACTTTAGATAGAATGATTTTGAATAATGTAATACAATTAACAACTCCGGGTACTTTACAGTACGAAGAATTAATGCAATTACAGATTGGAGAAGGAAAAAATTATCCTAATATGAATGCTTATATTACTGCAGCTATTTCTCAATCTTACGATAACCTTGAGTCTGCAAGAGCAGCAAGACCTTAAATAATTTTACATTATGGCTTTAACTACTTTTAAAAATTTATATTCTCTTTTAACTGAGCAGCAAAAAAATGAGATTAAAAAAACTGGACTAGGAGTTAGTTCTCAAGTTATAAGAGAAGGTATAGAACTTTCAAGAATGTTGACTGACCCTAGTGAAGAAAAAATTCAATCAACAGAAAAATTTTTAGAAAATTTATATTCTGGAGTTATAGGTGCTGAAAATGTTGAAAGAGTTCAACGTGGTGAAAGAGAAGTAGTAACTATTGCCGAACCTGAAAGTACTGTTGGTCAGGTAGTAAGAGATATAGGTTCTTTTGCAGGTACTATGGTTGGTCTTGGAAAACTTGCAAAACCTTTACAAGCTTTAAAACCTTTACAAAAAGCAAAAGTAGCTGCTCCTAAAACTACAAAAACATTAGGTTTTGTAGCAAAAGGTGAAACTGCTGCACAACTATCTTTAAATCCTTACCAAGAAAATTTTGCTAATGTATTAGGTGATATGATTGATGATGATGGTCAAGGGTTTGCTTCGGATATAGAAAAGTATATGTTAGAACCTATTAAGTCTAGTCAAGAAAAAACAGAATTAGAAAATAGATTAGGTTTGTTAGCTGAAGGATTAATATTTACTGGAGCTTTTGGTGTTGTTACTGGAACTGTAAAAAATATTGATGTTATTTCTAAAAATTTAATAAATAGTTTAAATGAAGTTAAATCTCAAGGTGAAGAAGCAGTTCAAGCTTTTTTAAATAAAGTTAAAAGAATAAAAAGACAAGATAAAGACTTTACTGCAGAAGCTTTACAAAAAAGACAAAATGAAATTGTACAAGGTAAGCAAGAATTGTTTCCTACAAGTGAGTTTAATTTAGGAGATATTAATGCTCTTAAAAATGAAAGATTTTTAGGACTTAGAAAGTTTAGCACAGTAACTCCTATTAGGACAATATCAAATCTTTTAGCTAAAACTTTTACACCTAGAGGTGGGCGTAGTGAATTATTACATGAGAATTATTTAAAAACTCAAAATGCTAAAGAGAAGTGGGATGCTACGATAGACCATACTGCAAGAAACTTAGAAAAATCTATTAACGATATTCATAAAGCAATAGGTGGAGATAAAGAAGCAGTAATAAAAAAAGTTAATAAAATATTATTTACTGACTTTAGAGTAGATAAAGGAAATGTAAAATTAGGTAAGACTCAACAAGAAGCATTTGAAAAAGCTTTATTAAATTTACCAGAAGAAGCAAGACAACCTATAAAAAAAGCTAGAGACTTACAAGATGATTTATCTAAGTTATTACTAAAATCTGAAAACATTTCTGATTCTGATAAAGCAATTATAAAAGAACAGTTAGGTTTTTATGTTAGAGAAAGCTATAGAATGTTTGAAGATTCTAATTATTCTCCTACTATACAAGCAACTCAAGCAGCTAGAAGATTTATAAAATCTGAAATAAAAAGAAAAAATCCCGACATTTCTGATAGAACATTAAGACTGGAAACTCAATCTGAATTTGAAAAATTGTCTGGTGGTAAAGGACAATTTACAAATGTTACTAATGGATTTGAAAGTTTTGGTAAAATTAGAGAAGGTATTTTAGTTGAAAAACAAGAAATACCTCCAGCTATTAAATCTTATTTAGGAGAAATAACAGCACCTACAGAAAAATTATTAATTTCTATGAAAAAAATATCTCAGTTTGTAGAAGATAGTAACTTTCATAATCAAGCATATAAAGACGGTAAAGATATTTATTTTCATAATAAAAACAATATACCGGGATTTACAGCTCAAATACCTAAATATGATAATGTAAAAGTTCAACCTTTTGGAGAGTTATCAGGAATATATACTACTCCAGAACTAGCAGAGTATTATACTAAAAGATATCAACAAGGAAGTTCTAAACTAGTAGAATCTTTACCTGCGGGTTTAAAAGAAACATGGCAAGGATTATTGTTTGTTAAAGGACAAGCTCAACGTTCAGCTACAACCAGAAGATTAACGACTCATATTAAAAATATTTTTGGTGGAGCTACTATAACAGGAGCAAACGGAGTAAGGTTATTAAATCCTAAAACTATTTCAGAAAGTTTTAAAAATGTTTATAGTCAGTTAACTCGTACAACTGATGTAGAAAGACAAAAGTTTTTAGAAGAGATAGCAGGTCAAGGTGTATTAAATAAAAATGCTATTGTAAATGATTTAAAAAATCTAAGTAAAGATGCTTCTAGTGAATCAGTTTTAACTAAAGGATTTTTTTCTACTCCTGCTAAATATTTATCTACTAGAGCTAGTAAAGCTCCAATCATAAAACAACTTTTAAAAGCTGATGAAAAAGTTACTGAAGCTTATATAGCCGAAGATGATTTTTGGAAAATAAATATGTATCTTAATGAGAAAAAACATTTAGATAACTTTAATAAAGCTTTACCTAAAGATAGAAAGTTTAATAAATTTAAATATGATACTATTGAAAAAATACAAAATGAAGCAGGAAGATTAACTCGTAACGGTTTACCTAACTATGATTTAGTACCTGATAATTTAAAAGAATTAAGGGCTGTTCCTTTTATAGGTACTTTCTTTTCCTTTTTATCAGAATCTACAAGATTAGCAATGACTATACCTAGACAAGTTGCTAAAGAATACAGCATGGCTAGAGAACTTAAAAGTTTAGGAGCTGACAAAGCTAGTAAAATAATGAAAAATAGAGGATTAGATAGAGCTTTAGGTTATACTACTTTTGCAGTAGGAGGAGGAGCAACAGCTACAGTTATAGCTAATTATGCTTCTGGAGTTGGTCAAGATGTAATTGATAATATAAAACCTTTTTTACCAGAGTGGATGCAAAACGATAACGTTGTTTACACAGTAAATGAAGAAGGAGTTCCTGTTGTTTATAATGTTACTCCTTGGGACGCTTTTGATTTTCCTAGAAAACCTATACAAACAATAATAAATAAAGCTATTAATAAAGATTTAACTGAAGAAGAATTAAAACAATATGATTATGATTTGTTAAATGAAATATTTACTCCTTTCTTTGGAGAATCTCTAACACAACAAACTTTAAACGCCTATATATTTAGAGACGGATTAGATTCTGAAGGTAGATTACTTAAAAATCCTTTTAATAAATTAGAAGTTTATGATGCAGATAGAGAAGGTGGTAGACTTAACGGTACTAATTTAAAAATAGTAGCTATGAATTTAGCTGAAACATTAGAGCCGGGAACAGTTACTGACACTAGAAAATACTTTAGAGATAAATTTGGAAAAGAAATGACAGCTCTTGACCAAAAAATATATAGAGAAGAAGCCATGTTTAAATGGCTTACAGGTTTTGGAGGCATTCCTTTTAACAAAGAATATGTAGAAAATATTTATTCATTTAAAATTTTTGATTTTAAAGAATCTCAGAAAAAAGCAAGAAATCAAATTTATAGAGCTATTACAGATGAAATGCCTAAAGAAGAATTTATAAATAATTATTTAAGTGCAAATAGAGAATATTATAAAGGATATAAAAAATTACATACCTTAACAGAATCTGCTGAAAATTTAAAATTAGATACTTTTCAAATTTTAAAAGATAATAAAGTTTCAGAATCTGACAGAGCTTCATTTTTAGGAAGTAATAGATATTTTAAACCTTTAGACATTACTGAAAATATGAGATTACAAATGTTAAAAAGTAGTAGTTTAAGTCAAAATTATTATGATATATTGTTAGATATAAAATCTTTAAATAAAACTTTAAATCAACTACCTGTTTTAGTAGAACCTGAAAATGAAAAAGAAATAACAGTGCCTCTTTCAGAAGATATAGATAAGATGTTTAAAGATTTAAGATTACCTAAAGCAACAGGTGGAATAGTAGAAGGTAAAGACGATGTACCTTTTACAAAAGAAAATCCAGCTAATAGAGTTGACCCCTTTACAGGACAACCTTACTCTGACCAGATGGCTAGGTTAGGTCTTCAAGAAGGAGGACTAGCTCAAGATATATTATCTTTTATTGCACAAGCTAGAGGTTACGAAGACCCTTCATTTTTAAAAAAATATGCTGATGATGTTAAATGGCAAGAAGTTAGAGGTGCAGGACCAACAACAGTTCAAAATAACAACGGACCAGCAAGAGGAAGCTATCAAGTAGAAGGAAGAGAAGGAAGCAGTAGAAACGAAACTATTTTACAAAGAGCTATAAATTTTTATGAAGAATATCCTAATGCTCCTAAATCAAAAGAAATTGAATATGCTCTATCACAAAAAGGAAAAGATTTAGATTTTTCAACTTTATCAGAAGAAACACAAGATAATTTATTTTATATAGATGCAGAAAGAGGAACTTTACCACTTGATAAGTTAGCGACAGGAGAGTTAGATAGTAAAACAGCTTGGATGGAACATTGGAATCAAGGACCTGATAGACAAGTAATGGAAGATAAGTGGAATAAAGCACAAAAAGAAAAAGAAATTTTATTACAACAACAACTTGTACAATGATACTTTACACAGAGATACAACTTGAAACAGCTTATAACATTTATAGGCTACATCAAATAAGTCAAGGTATAAACTTTATGGACTTAGAAAGCTTTAGAAAACTATACGAAGAGTTAGTAACAGAGATAGTATAATGGGATTTCCGTTTGAGATAATAACTATGCTTGGTTCTACTGTACTTGGTGGAGTTATGAGTGTATGGGCAGAGAGTCGTAAGGCTAAACAAGACAATCAAAAGTTACTTATAACACGTGGCGAGTTTGAAATGAAAGCTCGTAAAGCTGCAAGAGATGTTAAAGATAAAGGTTTCCAGTGGACAAGAAGAATTATAGCTCTATCATCTGTGTTTGCTATTGTT